GTATTTCCCATTGTGCATGCGAATCAGACCGTTGTTTATAAAAACGGGCATATGCAGCAAGAGAACCGGTCCACCACCATTCCGTGAAAACTCCTTGCGGTAAAACAAATCTAGCCTGTTCCGGTGCAATACCAGAATCAATCAAAGATTCATAATGTTTAATGCAACTTTCTAATGCAGTCACATATTTTTCGGTTCTTGCATTGATCTCTTCTGCACTTTCAACAAAACCACTTGATCCTTGTTTTGCCCCTTCTGTTGGAGCTTTTCTCCATAATGGAATATAGAATTCAGGAGGATCTGTAACATATCTTCGAGAAACTTCATTTTCAACAAACCCTTGTTTGTGTTTGAAAAATTGTGTTCGAATCGAAATCGGAGCTTTAATTCTCAATGTGATTTGAGGATGGGCAAACGGAGTCCAATGGTTATGTTTTGCAAGATATTTGATTAATTTTTGATCTTTTTCAGATAATGATTTGCCTGTTATTGATCCTGTCCAATTTCTTTCTCCTTCCCACTCACTTTCTTTTTGAAAAGAAACTCGAGCAGCATTCACAACAGTAAGATCATCGCCCATGTGATCAACATAATCAACATATCCTCGATTGAGGACTTCTATTCTATTTGGATTGGATGTATTCATTTGTTAACAGTTGTTGCGTAATCCAATGCTCGTTCGAACACATCCGGATGAACTTCTCGAACATACTCAATAAAATTACAGGTAAAAATAAGATACGCGTCTTCAAACTCTTCTATTTCTTCTGGTGTCATATTTTCGAAATTATTGTTCATATTTTTCTCCAATCATTTAAATTCAATACAGCAGACAATCCACTATAAGTATTCTTCTCTATTATATCAGACACATCGATTCCTTGCAACACCATATCATTTATATCTTTAAACTTATTTTGTTTCGGCCAAATACAAACTCGTTTTCCTGTGTTTATTAGTTTTTCTAGTATCTTAACTATTTCTTTGTTTCTGGGTTCATTATCCAAAACATATACTGCATCAGTTATTTTGAATCTGGATTCCATTTCTTGGAAGTTACTAGATCCGAGACATGCTACGGCATTATTTAAAAACATGCTGTCTATTGGACCTTCTACAACTATAACTGTTTTATTTCGATCTATCTTGTCGATGTTGTAACACAAAGGATCGTCATCTACTCGAATGGTTATATACTTTGTTTCGTTTCGAGATCCTTCCAGTATTCTTCCTTGTATTCCTTTTAGTTCACCTGATTCGTTCATTATCGGAATAATCAGTCTGGGTTCTTCGAACAGATTATATTTCGAATTTATTTGTTTAGCCAGTTCTGCAAAATTTTCAGTGTAGGCAAATCGATCGAAGTAGTTTTCTAGTTTTCTGGATCGAAGGTATTTTTTACACACATGATCTTCTGGTAGTTCTGAAATTGGCACATACGAGTATTTTTTACAAACTTTTGCAGGTTTTGGATACAGATCTTTGGTTTGCGGTTTGATGTAATTCGATTTATTATTTTCGCCTTTGGTGTATCGCTCCAGTGCGTATTGTTTACATAATAGAGGTGCCATTCTTTCTAGGAAATTATATACATTGAGTCCTGCACCGCAGTTGTGACACTTGAAAAAGAAATCATTATTTTTCTTGAAAAAATAACCACGAGCCTTGGTTTTACTCTTTGTCGAGTCTCCGCATATCGGACAACGACAATTTGCCAATTTCGTAGTTTTCCACTTGAATTTTTTCAACAGTGGAGAAACCAAGTTGATATATTTAACATCAATATACGAGCACATTAGAAATTCCAAGCAGATACATTAGGAACCCGTTTTGGACTCAGATCTATTTTTTCTGTAGAAATAGGAATTGTTTGTTGATCTCGTTTCACATCAAACAGTTTCATTTTAGCTCTATTGATTCCTATTAAAAATTTTCTATTAACAACTGTATCGTTATATCGATTTTTTAGTTGTTTGATCAGAATTTGATTCATTTCGTCCAATTCGTCATTCGAGATCATGGCGAACATAAAATCTGCAGTTGCAGGAAGACCAAACGATTCTGATGTATCTTCCAGTCCTATATCGCTGTTTTGATATCCTGTTCTATTGACTTGAGTTGCACTGAAAACAGGAACATTGTATTCCACTGCCAATCCTCGGAGTTCTTCTGCAATAGATTTGATATAAGTGTAAGAATTTGTATTGTTTGCGTTTTTGAGTCGAGAAGACGAACAAATATTCAAATAATCGATGAAAATAATATTGGGTCGAAATCGTTTTTTCAACCAAAGTTCATCGAGTAAAAATCTGAAATGATTTGCATTTGCTGTTGCTGTGGGATATTCTTTTATAATCAATTTGCCCGTGACCACTTCTGATATATTCTCTATTCTTTTATTGTACATGTTTTGTGGTAACTTTTTCAAATCGTCCATTGTAATGTCTAAGAGATTTGCATCTATTCTTTCTGCAATTCTTTCTTCTGCCATTTCGCATGTGATGTAGAGAACATTTTGATTTTGCTTCAGACAATTGGCGGCATGATGACATAAAAACAACGACTTTCCTACTCCAGTTCCTGCCATAACGATATTTAAGGTTTTTGCAGGAGTTCCTCCGTTTGTGATCAAATTGAAATACTCTAAATCGAATCCTGTTTTTTGTTCAACTGTATGATAAAAATTATATCTGTCTTCAGAATCTTCCAGATAATCGTGACCTATATGACTGTCGAACGATACGGCGAGTGCTTTAGAAAGAATATCTGGTATTGCACCAGAGTCAGATTTTCCTTTTCCGTCAATGATATTGATTGATTCCATTATCGCATTGTATACCGCACTGTCCTTGCAGAATTTCTCTGTTTCGTCCATGAGCCAAACAAAATCAACATCGGCAACTGGCTTGTATGCGTCTTCGATTAGTTGACCAATAGTTTTGACTTCTTCTTCTGAAACTCCCTCCAATTTATCCAACATGATACCCATTACTTCCTTTGTGGGAAGATTGTTGTATTTTGTTATGAAATCTGATACAAGTTCAAAAAAGAACCTGTCTGTTCTGGATTTAAAATATTCTGTTTTTAGGAAGGGAACTACTTTTCTGGAATATGATTCATTTTTTACAAGATTGGAAAATATTAAAGATTTAATTTCTTGCATCTTAATTTTCTGAGACTCCGTATTTGAATACTTTACCTGCTGCTTCGTCTAATTGTTTCAGTATTTCTGGGGTAAAATACTTTTCTGGATTATCGTTGATTTGTTTTTCGAACACTCGTTCTCCGTTGGGCAACTCTATTTTTGTGCTGTTCTTCTTGAACAGGCCCTGTTCCAATGCAAGATCTGTGAGTCCGTAATACAAATCTAATCCGGTATCGTAGTTGAGTCTCACGTCCACCATCTTGTTTTCTTTGGTGAGTCTTCCCTTATACAGTTTGCAATGAATAATATTTCCTACCACATCCCCATCTGCATTTTTATCTTTTTTCTTTGAAAGATACACAATAGTAGAAGCAGCATACTTGAGTCCAGTTCCTCCTCCCATTTCCTTTGTTGGAACGTATGATCCAATCACATCATAGGTGTGATTTGTCATTATTAGAGGGATTTTTGCCTGACCTAATTTCAGGGTCAGAACCCGAAATGTAGATTTAACAACTTGAGCGCGAGTCATGTCTCTTGTGGACTTGCCCTCTGCTGTGTCTGCAACTTCTTTTTCTGTTGACAACATTCCAAGAGAGTCTAAAACTACCATGATTGGTTTTCTTTCTGGTTCAGGTTGTTCCAGATATTTGTCGATAATGGAAATGAGTTGACGACGAAATTCTTCTACAGTAGAAACAGGAAACACAGCAACTCGTGTCGGATCCACTCCGCGTTTCACAAACATATCAGAAGTTACTGCCTGTTCGGTATCGAAATACAAAACAACCGCATCTTTGTTGTCTTTTAAGAATTTGCAAACTATACCCACAGAAAAATAAGTTTTTCCTGTACTTGATTCTCCTGCAAGCGCGAGAATTTTATTATTTGCTATTCCTCCGTGAATAGAACCAGATAACAATGCATTCAAAATATAACTGCCGGTATCTAAAAATCCGTCAACATCGCTGCCGTCTATTCCGTCTTCCACAACAGACGCATATTTATTTCCTGAATTTTTGATTATATCTTTAAGATAATTGCTCATATTTTCCTTTCAATCGAATAAACTTTCCAGAGTGTTTTGTTTTTCTGTATTCCAACCTATTGTTTTTAATATACCAACCAACGGATCAATAAAAGACTTCTCGAACTGTGCATTATAGTTCACGTATTCCATTAAGTCAAATTCTTTTGGTATTACTGTAGAAAAGCTTAATACGTGATCTTCGCCTTTGACACCACCGAACGGATTGGGCATTTTCAAATAAACAAATTTAATTTTATCTCCATCGGAAATAGGTTTGTATTTTTTACCCAATTTCATTTGATTGATGTTCCAGTTGTAAATAAGAGCACCTTTCACTGCTATCGGAGTGTTCTTCTTATATATCGAGATTCCATCCTGATAAGTAGAAATTCCGTTGACTGTTCGAGGAAAGGCTATTTGTTCTGGTTTGAATGTCATGAATTTTCTTTTAAATTCTTGAATATGTTCGATGAGATCGTTTTCTGTTTTATTCATGATAATATTGATACATGCCTTGAGTTCTTCTCTGATTATTTCTGGAGTTGAACTTCTTGTGGTTTCTATTCCCATTATTTTTAGTTTTGGTTCTGTGTATCTGATTCCTTCTGAGTCCCACACGTTCAGAATATATCGTTTCTTTGCGGTCCAGAGTCCTTTATTCGCAATAACTTCACGACTCATAAACATCATGTTTCTTTTTGCATTCATCAGTTTCGCTAAACGATCAAATTCTTTATTAATAAAGGGCTCTATTATTTTTTCAGAAAATTTATTTAAAAAATCTATACTTGTTTTGGTGTCTTTGGAATCGTTCAAAGCCTGTTTTACAGCTGGTGCCAGTCGAAGATAAACCGAATCTGTGTCGCTTGCAACAACATAATCCACGTTTATAGTCTTAAAAAGTTTATTTAAATATCGATTGAGAGATTGTCCGATCCATTGAATACTCAGTTGACCAGAAAGAGTAATTGCCTCGGCGAGTTCTACATCGAAATATCTGAAATATTCATTTCCTATCGCACCGTATGCGGAATTCAATTGAATCTTCTTGACCATTTGAAAATTCTTATATTTTGAGATATCGTATTCTAATTTTTTTCTTTTTTCTTGTGAAGCATTCTTGTCTAGTTTTTCTAGTTCGAGTTGACTTGCCAACATGAGATTCTTGTATTTTTTTCTGTCTTCGTACATGGATTCCATCAGATTTGCCAGAAATCCCACTTCGTCATTATTGAATGCAATTCCATTCGCAGCAAATGTTACATTTTCTTTTTTAGCCTGTTCTGTTTCTATTGGTTCGTTTGCGGATTCGTTGAACGATAAAATACGATCCGGATTGATCTTGTTTCGTTTCCAGAGTTTGCTTTGCAGTTTTGTTTCTGGAGAAATATTATATTGCATGATGATGTGTGGATACAGAGAATTCAAATCAAAACTCACCACCCAATCGTGCATACCAAGTAAAGGATCTTTCACATAAGCGCCCGCGTATTGTTCTTCTTTTTTAATTCCTCGTTTCGGGGGAATGACTATTTTGTTGCGAATGAGATAATTGTAGATAATAACATCCCACGTTTTAACTTGACTAAAAACATCTGTGAAATTTACTCCGGCGCTATAGGCGAGTGCAACGGCGAGTTCCAATAGTCTCAGTTTTGATTCTAATCTGTAAACTAATTCTACATCTTGGATGTTATATTGAACGAATTTTTGAAAATTTTTCTTGTAAAAGTCTGCAATGCTCTCGTATTCGTCGTAACTGGTTTTTGTTTCATTCAATTCGATTCGGGCAATATTATTCAAAGAATAAGATTCTCGCGTGACATAAGTAAATTTTTGATACAACTCCATGTAATCAACAACTGAAATTCCAACTATATCGTAAACGAGATGATCTTTGTTTTTATAATTAACTGTTTTTTGTTTAATGATTTTCCATGGGGATATTCTTTTGAAATCCTTTGCAGACAAAACTTCTTTGATTCTGTTCAACAAATAAGGAATATCGAAAAACTTTACATTCCATCCAGTAATAATATCAGGGGGTGCTGCATTGATATAATCTAAAAATGCAGTCAGCATCTCACTTTCGTCATCATAAGAAAATACTGTTACGGATTGATCGGGGTGGGCATACTTTCCTAAACAAAAAACCACACTGTTCTGTTTGTTTGTTTTGATTCCGATGCAAATAACAGATTCTGTGGCCATTTCGATGGAAGGAAATCCGTCTTCGCATGTAGTTTCGATATCAATATACATGATATCTAAATCGTCAAATTTATAATCTGCAATATCAGAATACTGTTGACTTATAAATTGATATTCGAATCCAATTGCACCATGGATTCTGAAATTTTGTATTTCACTGTGAGATCGAATAAACTCTCTGTAATCTGAATTATCTTGGAATTCTAACCGAGATACTGGTATCCCGTTTATAGTTTTATATTCTGATGGTTTGTCTGATTCGATCCAGACAGATGGTTTAAAATCTATTATTTTGTTTACAGATTTTCCGTTTTCGCGTTCTCGTAATAAAATTTTATCGTAAGAACTGTATACGTTTGTGTAAAACTTACTCATTGGTTTTTTTGGATTCTATGTACGCAGAAAATAATATGCAATAATTGATAATATCCAATATCGCGTCTTCGTATCCTTCGTTCGTCACTAACAGTTTACCATCAGATGCAAATGTACTCAAGCGAGAAAGTTTATCTGTCATTCTGACCAAAAATCCAGTTTCAGTGGAACATATTCCCATTGCTTCGCATCTTTCGAAATTTGCAAACGGAGTTGTTCCCGATTTGCCAGCATAATCATTATTTTTCATTTTCATTATATGAAGTGCCTGATTTGTTATTTTTGTATGATGATTGAATAATTCTTCTCTGTTCATAATATTCCTTCGTTTTTAAATGAATAATTTTTCCAACGTAGGCAAATGAAAATTTGCCTCTATGTCTTTACTGAAACACCAAACATTTTCGATGAAAATTGTAGACAGATGTTGACGCAATGTCATTGCATCTAATTTTTTAGG